AACTTCAGGTTAGACTTGATTGCACGGTACTTACGTGGCATTGCAAGGATGATCTCCTGCATTACCTCTGGGGTCCATGCGTTGTCAGCTACTGTAACAACAGCCTCGTGTGCATCTCCGTTGGTCTTGACACGGTTTACAGTGATGTCACGCTGGAATCCCCATACACGGTTCTGAGGGAATGTAAGGTCTACAGAGCCTGCAGGGTAGTAAGGAACTTCCTGAACGTCGATACCTAGAACACGGGTAGTGCGAGCACCACCGAAGGTCTGTCCGTTTCCGTCAAGGTAAGCCTGGCGGTTAGCAGGGGTACCTGCTGGAGTACCAGCAAATGCCTCAGCAATAGCGTCAGCTAGAGTACCGTTGTGCTTGATGATACCCTGGAATGCATCGGTACCAGCGTAGAACTTAAGGTTGTTCTTAAGTGCACGGTACTTACGAGGCATAGCCAAGATAATGCTCTGCATTACATCGGTGGTCCAAGCGTTGTCTGCAACTGTTGCAACTGCTTCGTGTGCATCACCAGTGGTTGCCTTGTTAACAAAGCCCTGCATGATTGATGTGAAAGCGTTTGAACCAGTTCCAGTACCATTGATAGCTAGGTCTTCAATGTCATTTGCGAATGCATTTGTCATTAGACGCACTAGGTGGTCCTCAAGAGCGCCACCTTCGATACCGTCTTCTAGACCTTCAGCAGAAACTTCCCAGTCCAGACGAATCTTCTTGGTTGTAAGTTCTACCTTGGTGAAGGTTGCACCAGTGTTGGTGTATGCGCCATCTGCCTGAGCAGCTGCACGAATAACACGCTCTCCAACGTTTACCTTCTCGAGCTCCATGGTGTTGGCTCTCATTGTAACTCTGCGTCCATCCTTAGCTAGGACTGTTGCGTCCCAGACGTAATCGATGAAACGACGAGCCTGCTCTGGACGTAGGATACCTGATCCTGCGGCTCCAGATGGATTAACGGCGTTAGCGCCGCTAGTGCCACCGAATGTTGCAGTTGGAATGTTTCCAATTGCACCTGCGGTAGCATAGTTGCCTGGGATGTTCTCCCCAGCTTCTGAACCTGATGCGAATGCTCCCTGACCCTGGTAAAGACCTGGTGCAGTTCCGCCTAGCTCGCCAGACTCTCCTGGCTGGTTCTTAATAATTTCTTCCGACATATCGTCACCTCCTGTGATTTTTTGTTGTTTACTTAAATAGATCGGCTGTTTTGAGGAAACGTCCGCCCCATGGGGAATCATCAGACTTGTTAATCTGAGGATTTTCCTGTACAATCTCACCGAGATCGCCAGACTTACGGAAAGCGGTGTCAGCCTCTACGGCTTCGAAACGCTTACCAAACTCATTAAACTCGCCCTTGGTTGCAGTTACCTCATTCTTTACTGCACCAATAGACTTGCTTAGTTCTGCAATTTGCTCAGCTTGTGCCTGAACTACTGCAGTTAGATCGCTAAAGGCTTTGGTAACGATATCCTTGACATCTGCAATTGCAGTTTCAAAGGTATCGTCAGACTTAGCTGCAACTTCTTCTTCTTCTGTCTCAGCTGAGTATGACTTTTCCTTCATGTCGTCCTCGTCAGCGTCAGCTGACTTGGCTACATCTTCGGTTTCATCTTCGTCAGCGTCTGCTGACTTCTCTACTGCTGCATCTGTTTCGATTGCTGCGTCTGCCTCTGGAGCGACCTGTACTTCTTCAACAGCGACGTCTTCTGCTACAACCTCTTCGGCTGGAGCGTCAACGACTACTTCATTTGTTGTGTCAGTCATAAGACCTACCTCCTTGTTAATCTCAATTGGACTAATGCCTTTAGCACTATCAACTAAGAACTTTATCATATCTGTTTTTTCGTTATCTGATTTTTCAACAAAACCTATGTTCTGCATTGGGATACCAGATGTTGGACTTTGCTCAGATTCATTCTCTGAAAGAATTACTATACCAGAATCCTTGTCCCAGAAAACATTTTCAATAGCTGTGTCTACGATGTCACCCTTGACAACATCTACA